ATCAGGGCGGCTCGCTCGGCAAAGGCCATCTCGTCGGGGCCCAGGCTGCGCCGCCGGTCTATGGCGCCGCGGGCCGCCGCCCGTTCCCGCCGCGCCGTCGGGTCCTCCTCGGCCACGCCGCGTCCCGCGGCCTCCCAGGCCGCGAACTCTTCCGGCCACCGTCCGCCCCGGAACCAGCTGACGAGGTCCGCCGGCGCGAGGTCCACGAACTTCGCCGGCCGGCCCTGGTACGCTAGGGCCAGGCGGAGCAACTCTTCCCGCCCGGCCCCCGGCGCGGCCTCGAGGATCGCCCGCGCGGTGTCCTCGGGAATGCCCGCGGTTTCGCGCATGGCCAGCATGTCGGCCACGGCCCGCGACGCGCCCTGGGTCGTCATCTCGCCGCGGAGGCGGCGGACGTTTTCCAGGCCGCGGACCGTCTCGGCGTAGGCCTCCACGAGACCCGCCATCCGCTGCCGTTCGGCGTCGGTCTCGGCGGCCGAGGCGCGGAACGCCATCATTAGGCCCTGGACGGCCAGGACCGCCGCCCCGAACCCGAGCGTGGCGGGGTTGACGGCGGCCTGCAGCAGGTATGAGAGAGAGGACTGGAGTTGCGGCGCCACCAGGCCCGCCATCTGCATGCTCATGGCCAGGCGTTCGGCCTCCGCGCCGCCGAAGTGGAACGCCTTGCCGCCGGCCTCGGCCGCCTCGCTGGCGGCGTCCAGGCCCCGCGCCGCGGCGTCGGTGGCGGGCACCGCCCCGCCCGCGGCCGCGCCGAGGCCCTGGAGGCCGCGGCTCGCATCATCGATGGCGCGCTTCGCGCCCTCGGCATCGCCGCCCAGTCTCAGCGTTACGTCGTCGTTGCCGGCCACGGCGAGATTCCTTTAACACAGGATTACGACCACGGCCCAGTGACGCCATCCGAGGCCTCGACCTCGAACGTGATCCGGGCGGCCTCGACGTCGCCGCCGAAAACGCCTTGCTTGTCCACGACGATCAGGTTCGAGTAGGTCTTGTTCGTGGTCGATCCCGTGGACTCGATCCCGACCGTAAACGCGAGGTTGCCCGTCATGCCGATGTAGATCGAGTCGTAGGACGCGTGGTCGCGTAGGGTCAGCGTGATCCGGGCGTTCCGCAGGTGCCGCTTGTTGGAGGTCGGCCAGATCGCGGCATCGCCGTACTGGGGCCGGCCCGAAGACGCCTCCGCGGCGTCGATGCGATCGACCTTCGTGATGTTGACGCCGCCGAAGGTCACCGACCGCGGTTTCAGATAGGTCTCATTCGCCATGACTGTCTCCTGCTCGTGGTTTTGAGATAGGTCATCCCTGGACGGTGAACGTGTCCGCGTGCGCGTATTGGAGCCGGAGCGACCGCCGCACCAGGCCCGTGACCGCGCCGTCGGGCGCCGTGATCGCCTGCGTCGCCGTCTCCCCGAGGCTCCGCACATAGCCCCACGATCCGAAGCCGCGGCCGCGGACCACCTGGTGGGCCGCCCACAGCAGATCGAGGACGCCCGCGCGGGCCGGCGTGTCGCGGGGCACCAGGCCCGTCTGCCGGCCGCCGGGCTCGGGGGCGGCCAACTGCTGGTACGCCACGATCCGGACCTCGTACCGCCGGGCGATCCGGTCCACCTGTTCGTCCGTCACCTCGGACCCCAGGACGACGATCCCATAGAACGGCGGCAGCGACTCTGCCGGCACAAGGTTCTCGTCCTCCACATGATAGATGCGCGTCGTATAGCGGCGGCTCGGGGCCTCGTCGTCGAGCAGCGCCGCCGCGAGGGCGTCGACCAGGCCGCAGACGGGATGGCGCTCGGGGGTCGTGATCGTCATCGCTGCAGTTCCTCCGCGATTGCGTCCTTCACATGGTCGGCATGTTTGGCGAGCCGGTCATGCGGCGGCGGTGCGAGGATCGGCCGGGCCGGCACCGCGAAGACCCGGCCGACAATTTTGCGGAGCCATCCGCGGATGCGGAAGAATTCGGGGTTCCAATTGCGCCGCGCGCGGCTCGGCCGTCCGGCCGCGGTCGCCCTCGCCTTGTGTCCCGGCAGAACTTTCAGCAGGCGGCTTGTCGCGACCTGGTCGGCCTGTTTGCGGGTCTCGATGGCCGGGCCGTCCGCCTGGCCGCCCTCATGGAGGCGGCGGGCGTAGGGCACATTGGTACCGACCTCGACGCCGCGGCCTGAGGCCTCGAGTACGTTCCCGGCCGCGCCGGCGGCGAGACTTGAGGCCAGGCGGCCGGTGTCGACGAGGATCGGTAGCGTCCGGGCGATCTCGATGACCTGGGCCCAGCCGGCGAGTTTGGCGGTGCGGCCCGTCCGCCGGAGCAGGGCCGTCAGCGGCGAGATTGGCCGCCAGCCGAACCCCGCGGCCGTGCCGCCGCGGCTCCGGGCCAGGAACTCCGACCGCTGGGCCTCCAGTTCCGAAAGGCCCACGGCCCGCCAGGCCCGGCGGGTCCGCTCCGAGCCGACGACGGCGGCCCGGCCAGCGCGGCCCAGGCGTGCGAGCGTCTCATCCAGGCCATCGAGTTTTGCGCTGATCAAGACCATGGCGTCCCTCTCACCAGTGATCCATCGTCCCGCCCGAGCCGTCCGCTTGGTCCTCACCGCGGGTGAAGGTCCGGTCGGGTTCGGCGACGCCGCCCACGGGGTTTCGCATCGCCAGGCCCGTGATCGTCCGGCGTCCGGAGGCGGCCTGGAGAATCTCGGCGCGGGCCCGCTCGGCCCGCTTTGCCAGGTTGCCCATGCCGCCGGTAGGCCGGTCCTCGGCCAGGGCCGCCAAGGCGAGGTCCGCCGTCCACCGGGTCACCGTCGCGGGGATGGTCCCGGTGATAGGGAACGGCCAGCGGGGCGCGAGGATCGCGTCGATCTCGGCCTCAGCATCGGCGATCGCGGCGGCCAGGCGGCCCGAGATCTCGATGCCGGTCTCGTCGGAGAGGAGGACCGCCAGGCGGTCGACCGAACCCAGGCGGGCCTCCAGGTCGCTCTGCGTCGCATACGCCATCAGGTTGTTCTCCGCGGTCTCTGCGGCCTCTGCGGTGAAAGCCGTTATGATCCGGGGCCGAGCGTCGCCCGGACGACGAAATCGCCCTTGGCGTAGAGCGTCGGGCCGCCCGTCTCCCAGAACTCGTAGCGATACCGGCCGGGCGTCGCGAGGTCCTCGGCGCTGAACTCCAGGACGGCCTGCCCCGCCTCGGCGTCGGTGATGGTGATCCCGCCCGTCTCGGAGTCGAGGGCGAAGACCTCGTCGTCGTCGCCGCGCTCGAAGACGCGGAACCGGAGGTGCGCATCTGTCAGGTCGACCGCGTTGCCGCCCGAGTCCTGGAACACCAGGGCGACGTCGACCGCGGCCCCCTCGGCCAGGTCGAACGGCTGCGTCGAGGCGCCCGTCAGGGTGAACGTCGGGAACGTGACCTGAAGCGTCCCCGGCAGGACCTGCGTGACGACGTCGTCGGGCGCGGCCCTGGACGAGACGGCGGCGTCCAGGTGGGCGAGCCGCGCCTCGGTGCAGACGGAGGCCAGGGCGGCCGAGTCCGTGCCGCGCATCGGCGTTCCGAGCGGCTCCGTGTCGCGGATGGCCTCCAGCGAGTCGGTCGCCTCGTCGAACGTGCCGCCGCCGGCGTTGACCTCGGCCTTCGCGGTCGCGTCCATCGCGTCGGAGCGGAAGAGGCCCCGGAGCCACTTGGCCAGGCTCGTGATGCCCGAGAGGATGGCCGCGACGGCGTCGATTTTCCCGTCGGTCGTCGCGTGGGCACCCGTGACGTCGGACGATGTGGCTCGCGTCGAGACGGCGGCGTCGAGATTGTCGAGTTTGTCGGCGGAGCCAACGATGGCCAGAGATTTACCCGTTGTCGACTGTAGTCTGAGCGCTTCGCCGTTCGTTGTATTGTTGTACTGACCGACCGTCCCGCCCTCGTTGGACTGACCAGCCGTGGTGCCGATATTGAGCTGACCGCTCGTGTTACCGGTATTGAACTGACCCACATCGCTACCGGCATTGTATTGACCCGCATCGCCACCGACATTGTACTGCCCGGAGCCCGCACTATTGGTGTTACGGCAGTCCAAGGCTCCTTCGTCTGGTACGTCGCATTCGAGTACCATCGAGGACTGCTTCCAGGTTGTCTGCGGCTGTCTTATCCCCGCTGATCACCACTACGTCGACACCTGTGTAGAGATAGGTCTCGAAATACCTTGACTCCGTAGCGCCGGAGTGGTTCTGTACAGTTAGCTTGAGCGTATCGTCAGCCCCACCAATCAGTTCCACCTGGAATATCGCATTTCCGGCTGGACGGATTACGTCACTCGAGAAAACTAGTCTGTCGTTGAGATATCCTTTGACGGTATAGGCTCCACCGATGAGGTCATCAACCCAGATCCCGGCGTGTAGATGCAAGGCTTCTGGTTCATTCGGTAAGGTTCCCTCGAAGACGGTTACCTCACTTGCGAAGTCGCCTTCACCATCATATGCGGTTCCGATTACTTTCATGTCCGTACCCCCGCAAAGAGACCTCCGGAAATGGGGCCGCGTCGTAGTACTCGTTGTCCTTCACCGTAGCGGACGATCGGAAAATCCGTCGTGTAGCGGACGCACTTGCTCAGACGGACCTCGTCCATGACGCATGAGGGAGCGTAGTTGTACCTACTGACGTCGAGGTAGCCCGAGGGATCGCTTCCTATCCCCACGATATCGCCCGATGCACTCGATCTCCGAAGAATACCATTCACGTAGAGACGAAGCCTGTACTCATCGTTAGCATCGAGCACAGCTGCGACGTGCCACGGATTTGCTCCCCGAAGAATTGTCAAAACATCCGCCGATGTCCACTGGGCGCTGCGTTCACTGATTCCACTCTTCCACCACGAAGCTATAATGAAGGAGCTTGCATCTCCGTTGTCACAAGCACGGATGCGAAGTTGGCCACCACATACAAAGTCTAAAATCGTAAGATTAGCCCCCGCTTCCGTCCAGTCGCGAACCCAGCACTCTATCGTGGCTTGAGGCAGCGCTTCTGGTACGGAGACGGAAGCGCGCATGTAGCTGTTTTCAATATGGTCGAAGCGATAGCCGTCTTCGACTGCCACCGCGCCATAGTTCGTGAACGTCGGACCCGTGCCGACGGGCGTGAGGCGCCCGCCGGAGGCGCCGAAACGCCAGTAGCCGAGTTCGGCCGCGTCGAGGGCGCCGGGATAGATGGCGAACGGTCTCATGGTGCCGCGCCCCCCTGGCCGCGTCCCGCACCGGGCAGGCCCGTCCGCCGCCCGAGGACTTTCCGGTACAGCGCCTCGTAGGCCCGGACCGTGGCCTCGATCCGGTGATGTTTCTCAACGTACCGCCGCCCGGCTTGGCCGTGGCGGACGGCCCGCAGCGGCTCGGCCAGGTAGGACTCGATGTAGGCGGCCATGGCCGCGTCGTCGTCGACGGCCACGAGGCGGCCCCGCTCGCCGCCCTCGCCCAAGAGCAGTTCGGGCACGCCGCCTACGGCCGTCGCCACGACGGGCAGACCCGCGGCCATCGCCTCCAGCATGGCCAGGGGCGCACCCTCCGACGACGACGTCAGGGCGAACAGGTCGGCCTCCGCCAGGTGGCGCCGGACCTCGGCCTGGCTGACGTATCCGGTGATCTCGATCCGGCCGCCGGCCCGCGCGGCCTCGGCCTGGAGCGTATCGTCCATCCACCGCGACTCGGGCCGCGAGCCGCCGACGACCCGGAAGATCGGCTCGGGCCGCCCGTCGGCCCGCGCGGCCGACTGGACCAGGCCCGCCACGCGGGCGAACATCCGGTGGTGCTTGGCCCAGGGTAAGATGCGGCCGACCGTGATCACGAGCGGCGAGCCGCGGACCTCGGGCTGCGCGTTGCGGGCGACAAAGGCGTCCACGTCGATGCCGTTATTCACGTGCTCGACGATCAGGCCCCGCGGCCAGAGGTCCGAAATGTAGGCGACCGTCTGGCGGTCCACCGTGGTGACGGCCGCGACGGGTTCGCCCGGGTAGAAGTTGTCGGTGTACCAAAGCGTCCAGCCGGCGAGCGAGTGGATTGTATGGACGATCGGCAGGCCGCCCGGCGGCCGCGCCTTCGTGGCGGCCTCGGCCAGACCCCGCCGCCACTTCGGGCCGAAGAGGGAGAGGTTCACCAGGTCGTAGGCGGCCAGCAGGTCCGCGAGGCAGCAGCAACCGTTCTGCCAGCAGTCGGCCGGGATGGTGAGGACGCGGCCCCATCCGGCGTCGGCGAGTTCCTCGGCCCCGCGATGGCGGTTCTCGGCCGGCACGAGGACGTCGGCCTCGTGGCCGCGGGCGCGGAGGCCGCGGGCGAGGTCCGAGAAGAGGATCTCGGCGCCGCCGACCTCGATGGACGCTAGGGCATAGAGGATCTTCATGGCTCGCTCCGCGCAAGGCCAAGAGTTGACTCGGCCCAGGCGGCCGCCCGGCGCCGCGCGGCCCGCCGAATCGAGATCACGAGGCCATTCGCTCGCACGATGCTGCTCCTGGGCGACGAGCGCCGGGGCGCCCCAGCGGCGTCACGCTGCCGGGGCGCGTCCCGGCCTGTCGGGCGCCCCTCGTCGCGGGGCGGTCGTTTTAGCCGCTCGCCGTGAAGACGCTCTTCACGATGAGGCCGGGATGGCCGGCCGCGCAGGCGCGGCGGGCGCGGGCCGCGAAGACTGCCTGTTTCTGCTTCGTCCAGGTATCCGTCCCCTCGCCCAAGCTCTCCGTGGTGAGCGTCTCGCGCTCCTGGAGGACGAGCGGCTTGGCGCCGGTCGACTTGACGTAGGTGTACATCGTGACGGCCGACGACAAGAACGGGTTGGAGCGGGGGACGAACTGGCCCTTGACCTCGTTGGTCTTCGTGCTGCCGGCCGCGCCGATCAGGTCGTCCTCGGCGCAGGCCCGGGCCTGCCATTTCAGGGCGGGCGGCACGAGGACGCCGAACTCGCCGCCGAGGGTGATCTTCTTGCCCTTGGGGTCCTCGAACGTCAGGAGCGCGAGGATCGCCTCCTTGACGGCCGTCTCGAACTCGGCGACGGTCGGGGCCGTCCCGGCCATCGTCGGCGCGAGGCTGTTGTCGAAGGAGCCGATGATCGAGTCCGTCCGCGCATCGGCGAAGAGGGCCGTCCCGTCGAGTGCCAGCGGATTGGCCTCGAGCGTGCTCGCGATGAGTTCGTGCGGGTGCCAGGTCGCCTTGACGGCCATATCCGTGACCCGCGAGCGGTGCAGGCCGATGCGGTCGTCCTCGAAGTCTTCGCGCGGGATGCCGATCGCGGCCTCGTAGAGCAGGGCAACCAATTCGAGCTTGCCGGCCGCTAGGGCCGAGATCACCAGGTCACCGATCGAGAGCGCCAGGCCCGGGGCGGGCGAGAGGGCCGTGTAGGCTTCCTGCGCGACCGTCGAGGGAACTAGCAGCGCGAGTTCGGCGATCTCGGGGATCGCGATCGCCCCGTCCGGGCCGACGAGCGGCCTCACGGTCGAGTCCCACAGGGCCTTGATGCCGGCGAGGCCCGTCGCCGTTGGAATTCTTGCCATGACATGCATCCTTTCATTCGCTTAGGTTCGGGCTTGGGCCGGAGCGGCCGCGCGGCCGCCCGCCGACGGGGCCCGTCGTATGCTTCGCGTCAGGAGATCGCGTTGGCGAGCGTCGCCTTCAGCGGGATGGCCGGTTCGATGTCGACGAAGCACTCGCTGGCCGAAATCACCCGCTTGATGATGCCGACGAAGAGGGCATTCGAGACGTCGCCGATGCGGGCCACGCGGTAGTTGTCCGCCGCGTAGACCGCTTTCTCCAGGTCGGCCTGCGTCAGCGTCGAGGTGGCCGCGAACCGCAGGACGCCCTTCTGGCGGACCGCGATCTCGTAGTCGCCATTCGACGCCCCGGCCGGGACCGTCACCTCCTCGACGGCCACGCCGGCGAACCTGACGGACGCGTCGTCGCCCGCCATCGCCCCGTAGCCCGACGCGTTGATCTCGATGAGATGTCCTTTCTTGTACGTCGCCGCCGTCGAGGCGAGGGGGACCCGGACGATCTCGCCGTCCATATGTTCCCGCGCCACTTCCTGTGTCGTGTCCGACATGCTTGACTCCTTTCAGTCGCCAGTCGAAAGTCCAACGTCCAGGATCAACGGCCGCGCCGCGCGGCGCGGATCGGTTCAGGCGGGGCTGCGCAGCGGGGCTGCGCAGCGGGCCCGCACATAGGCCTCTTTGGTGATGCCGAGGCTCCGGGCCAGGCCGAGCCGCTCGTACTCGTCTCCCGCGGACGCCTCGGCGGGCGTCGCACCGCCGGCCATGGCGGCGGGACCGGCCGCCGCGGCCTGGCCGGTCTCGCCGAGCGGCACGACCTGGGCGGATCGCCGGGCCTCCTCGTCATCGAGGTAGGCGTAGACCGCCGCCTCGCCGCCGTGGGCCAAGCACGCGGCGGCCTCGGCCCGCAGACGCGGGGCATGTTTCGGGGCGAGGCGTCCCGCGCCGACGAGCCGGGCGATCGTGGCCGAGACGGCGTCGGCCACGGCGGCCGACATCTCCGGCGGCTTCGGAGCGTCCGACGCCGGCGCCACGGCCGCATTTGGCGCGCCCGGTTTGTCGCGTATTGCGTCGGAGGCCCCCCGGGCGGCCCCGGAGTCCCCCGAAACGGGATCGGCCGTCACAAGCGAACCTCGCGACTCGCCGCCCTGCTCGGCCGGCGTGCCGTCACCGGCCCCGGCTTCCGTCGCGGCGGCGGCCTCCTCGGCGGGTGTCTCGCCCGGCGAGGCGGCGTCGTACTCGGCGAAGAAGGCGGCGATCTCTTCGCCGAGGGCGCGGAGGGCATCGGCCTTTTCCTCTTCGGTTCGGCCCTCCTTGTCCTCGATCGTCCAGAGCCGGTCCTGAATGGCGCGGAAGACCGGTTGGAGGCGGCTCGTGGCGGCCTCCTTCTGGACGGCCTCCGACAGCGTGGCGGGTGGCGTGTCGTCGGCCGACGCGGTCGGCTCATCCGAGGCGGCCAGTTCCGCCGGCAAGTCGAGCGTCGCCGCGGCGGCCTCGTCGGCGCCGCCGGCCATCGCCGCCGGGACGGGCGGCGGATCGGACGGCGCGTAGAGTCTCGCCACGTCGTCGAGTGTGCCGAGCTGCGGCTGTCGGACCGGGTCGGCGCCGCAGAGGCCCAGGTGTCGCAGGATCGGCTTGTCGCTCACCTGCGGAAATCCGGGCGCCTTCCCGGCCGGCCACCAGGACGCCGAGACCTGGCGGAACGCCCCGGCGCGGAGCAGGTCGGCCACTTTCCGCGGCACGCGCTTCAGCGCCGCCGAGATGCGGGCCCTGCCGTCAACCACCCGCTTGCGGACGTTCTCGACCCAGCCGAGGGCGGGCATGCCGGTCGTCAATTTTCCCTCGTCGGCCTCGTTGTGTCCCAGGACCACCGGCACAACGAGGCCCCCCTTCTCGCCGGCCAGGGCGGCGAAGGATTCCACGAGGCCGTCGGCCGTCTCCACCGGCCAGGTCCGGCCGTGCTGGTCTGCGCAGGGGAACTCCGCGATGTCGACCTCGGGGAGGTCCACCAGGTCCACCTTCGTCTGCTCGTTCATCGTCCGCTCCTTTCGATGGTTCCAAATTTCAACGCAGAGATCTCCGCGTGCTCTCTGTCCCTCTGCGTTAAAACATATGCTTCTGGATCGCCTGCCAGAGGCCCGTGCCGGGGTTGCCCAAAAAGCCGGGGTCCGGTGACACGGCCGGCGGCGCGGGCGCCGCCGCGAGGCCCCCGCGGGCCTCGACCTCCTCGGGCGCGAGGAGCCGGACCTGGCACCGGCAGTTCCACCCGTTGGGCGGCCACCAGATCGCCCACGTGGGCGCGTCCAGCGGCCCCCACCAGCCGTCCATCGCGAGGTGGTTCGCCCTGGTCCGATCATCCTCGACGGCCACGTACTCGGCCGCCGCCACCAGGCCGTCCTCGGCCAGTGTCCGTGCGGCCGTCCACTGGCCGCCCGCATAGGCGGACTGGACGTTCGTGCGGAAGATCGTCTCCAGGTGCCAGGGTGAAGCCGGATCGAGGCCCCGCGACGTCGTGACGGCGTCGAGAGCCTCACCGAACCGGTCGACCGTCCACCCCTCGCGGACGGCCTCCGCCAGGGCGTCCTCGACCTCGGCGGCGATGGCGTCGGTCTCGGCCGCGGCTAGCGTCATCGCCTCGCGCCGGCCCCAGTCGAGTACGTTGTCCGTCTGAATGCCAAAGATCGCATTTTTCTTGAGGCTCGCGACGGCCCGCTCGTAATCGAGGCCCGGCCCGCCGATCATCCCCGCGACCGCGCCCTCGACCTTGATTTCCGCCAGGGCGTCGATCAGGGGCCCGAGGACCTCGGGCAACTCGCCCGCGGCCGCCTGCGCCCGGAGGCCCGCGAGAAACGCGCGGACCTCCTCTAGACTTTTTTTCGTCGGGCCTGGCCGAGGATCGCCTCGGCGAGGGCCTTGTTGGCCGCCGGCACGCGGGCCAGCGCCCGCCGTTCGGCGGCGCTCAAGGCGCCTGCCGGTGCGTCACCGGCGAACTCGGCCGGCGCGTCGGTCTCGGTCGGCGGCGGCTCGGGCGGCAGACCCGCGCGGCCGGATAGGCCGAGCAGGCCGCCCGCGCCGAACGGCGATGCGAGGGCCGTCGCGGCGGCCGGCGCCAAGATTTCGTCGTCCTCCTCGGGCGTCGGCACATCGAACTGTTCGTTGACGTACCACGCCGGGATCGCGACGCCCATCCGCTGGAGGCGTTCGAGCGTCTCGGACGCGGGGCCGGCGTCCTGTTTGGTCCAGCGCCAGTAGAATTCCGGCGGCTCGTCCAAGGCAAAATTCAGGCCGTGCAGCGGCCCGACCAAGTCCGACTGGATCGCCGCGGCGATCCACTCGCCGACGATCCACGTCCATGGACGCGACGTCCGGGCGTGCGTCTCGGTCGCCCGGAGCGCCCCCGTTTCGGCGCCCTCCAACATCTGGAGCGTGGCGCCCGTCAGGCCGACGACGATCTCCTTGTCACAGTCGGCAATCGCGGAGGCGAACACGTCGGCCGGGGCGGTTGCGAGCTCAACTAGGTCCACCTGGAGGTCCGAGGGGATGGCGAAGCCCAGGGACTCCTGGAGTTGTGTCAGAAGATTCTCGGCCGATTGGCGGCCCGCGTCACCCTGGTCGGCTGGGTAGACGACCTTCCGGCGGCCCTTCGAGAGGGCCTCCAGAAAGATCGCCCGGAATTTCCACGCGTTGTCCTTCACCCAGAACGCGCGGTAGGCCGCCCGGAACTCCGACTGGCCGAGCGGGTTCGCGTAGCACGGCAACCAGGAGACGACGATGAACCGCGTCCGGTCGCGAGTGACCCATTCGCCGCGGACCTGCTGCTTCAGCGATATGATGTTGAGGTACTCGTCGACCTCGAAATCCCACGTATCGACGTCCTTGGCCTTGAGGCCCGCTAGGCCCACCCTGCCGGCCCAGCGGCCCCGCTCGATCGGCGCGAGGACCTTCTCGATGACCGCAAAGCCATCGACGAGGGCGCGCGACAGATCGAAGACCAATTGCAGCATGCCCGTCCCCGGCAGCCGCCGGAGCACGTAGCGGAGAAAATCGGCGGCCTCGACGTTCGGGTCGTCGTCGTCCGGCCGGCGACGGGCGTCGTAGTCGGCCGGCCGGACGTCCCAGTCGGTGGCCATGACAGGGAAAACGCGCGAAAGATAGGCCGCCTTGACGGTCGCGTCGCGCATCATGTCGCGATAGACCGAGAGGCGGAGGGCCTTCGAGGCCAGGAGATCATCGGCGTAATAGGGCTTGATGCCCCAGCGGGCCGTGTCGGCCTCGGCGAAGGCGACGCCGGTCTCGCGGTCCTGGCCCCGCAGGGCCCGGGCCACCCAGTCAGCGGCCTTGGCGAGTTGGTCTCGAGCGCTCACCACTCGGCCCTCCGATGGCCGCCGCTCCGGTCGGGCGGCCCCCACGGCGATCCCGCCGCCACGGCCCCGGACGGCTGGTAGACGATCGACTCCTCGTGCACGGGGCCGCACTCGGCGCCGGTGGCCGCCGCCCGGCAGGCCAGGGCGAGCGCCCAGAAGCGATCGGCGTGGCCGGCGTCGGTCCGCGGCGTCTCCAGCCGCACGCCGCCGCCGGCGAGTTGCACCCGCCGGACGCTGTGCAGATCGGCCCGGATATCGGGGTCGCTGGGGATGCGGATCGTCCGGTCCTCGAAGCGTGCCTTCATCCGAGCCGCCAAGTCCTCCTGGACGCTCGCGCCCAGGTGGACCGACTCGACGCGGCCCGCGCCCAGGGCCCGCGTCAGGTCCTCGGCCAGTTGCATGCCGATGCCGCCGGCGTCAACGGCGACGCGGCCCGCGCGAGTTTTCCGGACCAGGTCTAGGATCGCCTCGTACTGGACACGGAACGGGGCGCCCTGCCAGACAGGGACGCCCAGCGTCCAAACGACGTCGCCAAGGCGCGCGAGAATCCACGCCACGGTCAGGTCGTGCGTCCGACCGATGTCGACGCCGATATAGACCGGGGCTGCCAGGCCGGCCGCCTCGCCCGCCGTCATGGAGGCCTCCGGCGACTCGCACGAGGCGATGAGTTCCAGCGGCAGGTAGGCGCCTGCCGCCGACCGCGACGTGCACATGTAGAGCCGGAGCCAATCCTCCTCCGTGAGGCACTCGCGGCGACAGTCGCGAAGAAACGCCGCCCGTTCGGCCTCGGTGGCCCGGCGCTTCAGGCCCCGAATCTTCTCCACCAGGCCTTGCTCGACGGCCTGCACAATATTGACCTCGTGATACGACCAGAGCCGGTCCGCGGCGGGCAGGGACAACTCCTTCCTGGCCTGATCGCACAGGGCGTCGAAGCACGTGCCCTCGGCGTCGGGGTTGGAAAAAACGGACATCTGCCCGCCGCCCCAGCGGATGCACGGCCCGGCTTCGGCGTACATCCGGAACCCTTGGCCGTGATAGGCATGCTCGTCGAGCGTAACGTCGCCGCCGCGGCCGTGGATGGCGTTGGGATTGGCCGACAGGGCCGTGATCCGGGCGCCGTTGGGAAACTCGACGTAGGCCGTCTTGATCTCGGTGCCATCCTCGAGGCGGAGCGTCTCCTCGTCGCTGCGCGTATGCCGCTCGACGGCCTGGTAGAGGCGAAGCCAGTGGCCGACGTATCGGATGTACTCCTTCGCCGTATCATAGTCCTGCGTCGTGAACCACTGGTCGAGTCTGGGCAGACCCTCCTCGACCTGGCGGACGCGCCGGCGGGTGTGCTTGAACGCTTCGGCATACGTCCAGCCCGCGCGGCGGCACTTCCGGCCGAGGACATGCGGATGTTCGTCCTCGATCCAGGCCTCCTGGTACGGCAGAAAATACCTCGCCAGGTTGGGTTCGGTCTGCGTCACACTCGGCCTCCCCCGATTCCGAGAATCCGGTCCACCACCTGGGTCACCGTCTCGCGCTCGGCGCCGGCCGCCCGGAGCGCCTCCGTCGCCGTCTTCGCCGCGGCTTCCTTGTCCGCCTGAAATTCCCTGGCGAACGCGAGTTTGAGGCGCTCGCGGTTCGCCGCCGAGTACCCGAGGCCCGACAGGGCGTGGGCCAGGCTGGAGAGCGTCGCCGCGCGTTTCTTGATATCGGCCGGCGGACCGCCCAAACCGCCGGCGTCGGCCGCGGCCGGTTCGGCCGTCGCGGCTTCTTGGAGGTCGACGAGGGCCTCGAAGATCATCTGGACGGCCGTCTGTTCGGCCGCCTCGTTCAGTTCCGTGGCGGGTTTGCCCTCCAGGTCCGCGACGACCGTCTGGGCGGCCTCGCGCCACGCCCTCAGTTTCTCCAGGTGCCGCTGGAACCGACTGCCCCAGCGGTGGACGCTCGAGCGCCCGACCTGGTGCCCCTCAGCGGCGAGCCAGGCGACCAGCCGATCGTAGGTCTCGCCAGCCTGAAACCGGCGGGCGAGTTCGTCGCGGATCTCGCGCGGCAGCCGGTCCACCTTGTGATGCCGGCGTTCGACCTGCCGCGTTTTCGCGTTCTCGCTCATCCGT